ACGACATCAAAACGATGCTTATGCGCATAAACGACAAGCTAGACGACAAGGCAGACAAGCCGTGACGCTAGGCCAGAAGCAGCGCGTATATGCCCGCTTGGTGGCCAAACTTATCGAAAAGGCTTACGAGCTGGGCTATGAGGTCTCACTAGGCGACGCCTATAGAGACCCCAGGGTCCACGGCGCCTTGGGCGTACGTAAGTCCTATAGCCACCCAAATAGCGCCCATAAGGTGCGCTTGGCGATTGACTTAAATCTGTTCCAAAACGGCGAATACCTAGAACAGTCCGAGGATCACCGCCCGTTAGGCGAGTGGTGGGAGCAGCAGCACCCCTTGGCGCGCTGGGGCGGACGGTTCAACGACGGTAATCACTACTCTTTTGAGCACAACGGCGTAAAGTAGTGCCTTACTGGTTACTGAAGTACGCGCCCCATCTGGTTGCCGTCGCCGTACTGATTGCCGGCGCGGCGCTTGCTGTCCACAAAATCCGCGAGGGTGTACGCGATGAACTGGCGCCTAAAATTGACCGTCTGGAGACTGAACTACGGACCGAACGCGCTACTCGTATACGCGCTGAAATGGCTTCGAGCGCATACGCATCCGAACTGGCTGCTCTTGCTAGTCGTCCTGTTCGCAATACTCCTGTCCGGTTGTGCCGCCAGCCCGCCGCAGTGCCAGCCCGTAGCGCCCCCGAAGGAGCTGATGGAGCCGCCCCCACCGCCGGGAGCGGTGCAGGATCGGCTGGAGCAAATCTTGAACAAGGGCCAGACATCGGCCCCGACCTCCGCGAGCTAGCCGCCCAATGCGACGCGCAAAACGCAAAGCTGCGTGCGTTGCAACAGTGGGCGCAGCCAACGCCGTAACACGTAGCGACGGTATCCCCCGGCAATTCCAACTTGCCGGTCACATAATCAAAGTAAAAGTTATTTTGCCCTCAAAGTGGCGGCACGGCAAAAATTGTGTTGGAATGTGGCTTCCTGACAAATATGAGATTCATATTCTAAGTTCTTGTAAAGGCACGAATCGCCAGCAGGTTTGGGCTCACGAAGCCGTCCATGCGTTGCTTGATGTTGCGGGGCACGATGACTTGTCTCGCCAAGAGCAACTGGTAGATCGCCTTGGGCATCTACTGCAACAAATGCTTACTACGATGGAATAAACGATGGCTCGTAAAGTATCCGACGATCAACTAATGAAAGCACTGCACGAAGCTAACGGAGTTAGAGCCGAAGCGGCGCGGTTGTTGAATGTCCACACCCGGTCCATCATGGCCCGAATCGACGGGCTTAAAGCCAAGGGGTTTGAGGTTCCCGACTCAACGTACAACAAGGCTACGCTGCCTGAGAAAGACTTTGAGTTTACCCCGCTGCCGATGGACGACGTGCCGATTGAGCAGCTTATTGAACACCGCAAGCGCCAGTTTGCGCATAAGCGTGACCACGAAGAAGCCAGTAAGCTCATCCCCGTACGAATCAAGATACCTGGCGCCATAGGCATCCTGTTCTTTGGCGACCCGCACGTTGATGACGACGGCACCGACATCGACGCGCTAGAGCGGCACACGCAACTTGTCTCCGATACCGACGGGTTGTTTGCCGTCAACGTAGGCGACACCACGAACAACTGGGTAGGCCGCTTGGCCAAGCTTTACGGCGAGCAGGGTACGTCAGCGGCGCAGGCTTGGCGTCTTGCCGAGTGGTTCGTAGGCCGATGCAACTGGCTCTGGATACTTGGCGGCAACCACGACTTGTGGTCAGGCGCGGGCGATCCGATGCGTTGGATTGCTAAACAGCAGGACGCGCTTTACAAGTCAAGCGAGGCGCGCATCGCGCTACGCTTCCCGAACGGGGCCGAGGTACGCGTCAACAGCCGGCATGACCACACCGGCTCGTCAATCTGGAACCCAGCGCACGGGCCGATGAAGGCCGCCATCATGGGCACCCGCGACCACATCTACGTCGCCGGGCACAAGCACGAATCGGCTTATTCGGTGCTTAAAGACCCGATTACGGGCATCGCCATGCACACAATGAAGGTCGCCAGCTACAAGGTTTACGATCGCTACGCCAAGGAACGGGGCTTCCGCGATAACGCCTTCAGCCCCTGTGCGCTCGTAACGATTAACCCGAGCCTGTCGCCAGACCATCCCGACATGGTAAAGGTCTGGTGGGCGCCCGAGGAGGGCGCGGAATACTTACGCTACCTGCGCGGGCGGGGCTAGTAGCGCCATCATCTCGGCTCGCTCTCGCGTCGCGCGCAGGGCGCAATACCGTTGGTGCAGCCGCTCGACAAACGTGACGCGCTGGCGGTCAACCAGCTCCACGTCGAGGAGGGCTTTGACCTCAGTTTCGGTCATTTGGTTCAATTGTGAGTTCAGTTCGCGCCAGTTCATTTTAGCTCCCACATTGCTACGTCCGACATGGCGCGCTTGTCATGCAACGCCGCCCAAATCTTCTCGTCAATCGTCTTGCCCGTTTGCAGGACATAGACCCACACATCGTGCCGCTGGCCGCTACGGTGCAGCCGCCCGATTGTCTGCTCGTATTCCTCAAGCGACCACGGCAGCGACATAAACACCATCCGACAGCCGCCGTGCTGCAAGTTAAGCCCGTGACCCGCCGACTTTGGGTGGATCAACAGCAGCTCAACCTCGCCCCGGTTCCAGGCGTCAATCACGCCCGGCTCGTCAATCGTCCGCGCTTGCGGGTACCAACGCTTGAGCACTTCCAGCTCGGCTTGGTAATTGTAAACAATTATCGTATTGGCGTGTTGGTTTTCGTCGAGCAAGTCTTCCAGCAACTCTAACTTGTGGTCTGAAAACCACACCGTCTTCTGCGTTACATCAAACTTGCCGGGGCGGTCCGACGCCGTGCGGGTCGTGTCGTAAACAAACCCCGAAGACATCTGCTGTAGCTTGGCCGTGACGGCGGCAGCGTTCGCCGCAATCGCCTGCGCGTCAGGGAACTCCACCATAAAGTCCCGTTTCATCTTCTCGTAAGGCTCGCGGTCAAGTAGCTCGCAACGTAGCGTTACGGTGTGCAACGGCGGCAGTTTGTCTTTGTACTCGCCAGGCTCTAGCACATAAGTCGCGGGCTTGATCCGCGCCATCACCTGCGGCAACGCGCCGGTAGCGGGCGTCCACTCGCCATACTCTCGGTTGATGCAGATAAAATACTGTTGCAGAAAGGCGCCCTTGCTGCGTCCAAGTAGGCTTTGGTCGATGATTTTGCATTGCCCAAACACGTCCTCTAGGCCGTTTGACGTGAAGCTGCCCGTCAGCCCCCACCGAAGTTTAATCGGCTCTAATGCCTTCAGAATGGCTTTAAAGCGAACCCCCGACGGGTTCTTGAGGCGCGTCAGCTCGTCAAACACCACGCCGTCAAAGTCCATCTTCTGCTTAGCCAGCCATTGCAAGTTGTCGTAGTTGATGACCACCACACGGGCATCCGATTGCAACGCTTTTGTCCGCCACGCGGGCGAGCCTACGGCAACCGATAGGGTGAGATCGGGCGTCCATATAGGTGCCTCAACCGGCCACACGTGCTGCGCCACCCGCAGGGGCGCCACGACCAGCCAGCGCTTGACCACGCCATCGCGCAGCGCATCGCGCATGGCCGTAAGAGTAAGCGCCGTCTTGCCGGCACCTACGGGCGCCAGCACCATCGCGCGGTCGTTGGCGTAGAGGAAGTCGGCGGCGTCAGCCTGATATGGACGTAACCCAAGCATCGACTTCCTCCGCGTTTGACAGCAGGGCGTACTTCTGCCGCAGCCCCACCATCTGTTTCGCAAACCGTTCCTGCAACGCCGTGCGCCTACCGCCGGGGCGCTTCAGCTCCACGAACCAAGTATCGCCGTTCGGCAGGCAAACGATGCGATCCGATACGCCGCGATTGGCAGGACTGACGAACTTCCAGGTCTGACCCCCGGCGCGCTGCACCGCCCAATCCAACCGTTGCTCGATGTCGGCTTCTTTCATGCCCATACACTATCTTGTAACAGAAGGCTTGACAAGCCAAATCGTCCGATTTAGGCTTACGCAAACACACTAAAGGAGAGTCCTCGATGAGTCATAGCAACATAGTCGGCGGGTCCACCGCCAAGCGCGTGATTAATTGCCCTGGCAGCGTCGCGCTGTGCCAGCAAGTCCCCCCGAAGCCGAGCAGCAAGTACGCCGACGAAGGCACGCTGCTGCACAACGTCATGGCCGAGATTCTGGGTTCCGATAAGGAGCTGCGCCACACGCTCGACATGGAGTACAACGGCGTCAAACTTACCGGCGACCTGGTTGATGAGAAGGTTCGCCCAGCCATGGACGCAATCAATGAAATCGACCCAGATGCACAGCTTGAATTCGCAGTCGAACGAACCGTCAGCTTCGGTGATTTTCTGCCGGGTGTGTTTGGTTCTTGTGATCTTATCGGTCGGATTGGCAATCGCGCTATCGTATTGGATTGGAAATTCGGTGATGGCGTGGCCGTCGAAGTTGAAGAAAACTTCCAGCTTCTATTTTATGCGGCTGCGGCGATGCGCACGCCGGAGCTTGAGTGGGTGTTCAAGGATGTCACGGAAATAGAGTGCATCATTGTCCAGCCGCCGCAGGTAAAGCGGTGGGTTACATCGTTTGACCGCGTTTGTCAGTTTGAGCGCGAGCTGGCCTACGCCGTCAAGCAGTCGGCTAAGCCTGACGCGCTGCTCAAGATTGGCGATCATTGCCGTTGGTGCGCAGCCAAGCCCATTTGTCCTTTGATGACGGGCGCCGTCGATCGGGCCATGCAGACGCAGATTAAGGAGTTGGACGCCGCGCAGCTTGGGCAGATGCTAGAGCGTGCGGCAGTGCTCGAAGATTGGATTAGCGACTTGCGCGGTCTTGCGATGCAGGTGCTAGAGTCAGGTAATCCGGTGCCGGGCTACAAGCTCGTCGCCAAACGTGCCATGCGGCAGTGGCGCGATGAGGACTCGGCAAAGGCGGCGCTCGCGGCGCTGTTGCCGATTACGGAAGTGACCGAGACGACATTGATCTCGCCGGCACAAGCTGAGAAGAAGCTTAAAAAGCTGAAGCTTGGCCTGCCGGACGATCAGGTCATCTCGGTCTCAAGCGGTAACACGATGGCGCCGGAGAGCGATCCCCGGACCGCCGTGTTGCAAATCGGGTCTCAGTTGACTGCGGCCCTTTCTAAACTAGTGTAAGGAGTAGAGTAATGTCGAATATCGTTGCGTTCAGCAAAGCGGGTTTGCCCGCTGTAACTTCCCTGTCCACGGCCCTGCGTAACATTGAAGTGGAGGTCGGCCCGGTCGGGTCAGCCATCCTCAAGATGGATAAGACGGGTCACTGGGTCTTCGGCGCGGATCAAACCGAGGCTGAAGCCGAGAGCAAGTGGGCAGTCAATCCGTTCTCGTTTGTCCATGGCTTTATTGCCTGGGGCGACGGCGAGGTTTTGGGTGAAAAGATGGTGTCGGTGTCACAGCCGCTGCCTGAGCTTGACCCGGCACCGCCGCAGAGCAAGAAGGGTTGGGAAACCCAAGTCGGCATGAGCTTGAAGTGCCTGACGGGCGAGGATGCGGGCCTTGAGGCTCGCTACAGCACCACGTCGGTGGGCGGCAAGCGTGCCGTGCAGGCCTTGGCAGCCGCCATTGCCGCGCAGGTTGAGAAGGACCAGAGCAAGCCGGTGCCGGTCGTGGTTCTGAAGAAGGAGCACTACCAGCACAAGTCCTACGGTCGCATCTTCACGCCGGTCTTTGAGATCGTCGAGTGGGTGTCCATGGACGGCGACGCCGTTAACGAGCCGGAGGGTGGTGATGACACGCCGCCGCCAGCCGCTGCGTCCCGTCGGCGACGCGCTGCGTAATGGAGCGGGGGCGCCTGCGGCCCCCGATCTTTCATGCGTGTATTAGTAGCTTGTGAATTTTCCGGTGTTGTCCGCGATGCGTTCCGCGCAGCGGGGCATGACGCAATGTCATGCGATCTGCTCGACTCGGAAGCGCCGGGACCGCACTACAAGGGCGACGTATGCGAGATATTGCATGACGGATGGGACTTAATGATTGCCCACCCACCTTGCACGTATCTGGCTGCAAGCGGGTTGCATTGGAACAAGCGTAGGCCAGCGCGCGCGGCGCAGACTGCGACCGCGCTTGAGTTTGTGCGCACGCTGTTAACCGCACCGATACCGCATATTGCACTAGAGAATCCGATTGGCTGTATTAGTTCGCGTATTCGTAAACCCGATCAGATTATTCAGCCGTGGCAGTTTGGCCATGATGCGAGCAAGGCGACCTGTCTGTGGCTGGTCAATTTGCCGTTGTTGAAACCGACTAACATTTTACCGGGAGGCCGCGAGGCTAGACGCGCCAATCAAACAGCAAGCGGGCAGAATAAACTACCGCCGTCGCCCGACCGATGGAAGTTGCGCAGCGTAACGTACCCCTGTATTGCCGAAGCAATGGTGAGTCAATGGCAATTCTTTGGTTAGATTTTGAAACCCGCAGCCGGTGCGACTTGCCGTCAGCCGGTGTGTACAACTACGCGCAGGACTTGAGCACCGAGGTGCTGTGCATGTCCTATGCGTTCGATGACGGCGAGGTTGAGACATGGCGACCGCTGCATCCGTTCCCCGAGCGCGTGGCCAACTTCAAGGGCCAGATTCGCGCGCATAACGCCGCGTTTGAGCGGCTTATCTTTTGGTACGTCTGTCAGATTAACTTTGACCTGACGCAGTTCTACTGTACATCCGCACAGGCGCGGGCTAACTGTCTGCCTGGCAGCCTTGAGGACATTGGCCGCGCTTTGTCGTCCAAGATGAAGAAGGACCATCGCGGCTCGCAGTTGATCCGCCTGCTCTCCATCCCCCGCGCCGATGGGACGTTCAACAACGACCCCACGCTTATGGCCGAGATGGTCGCCTACTGCGAGCAAGACGTGCGCGCTATGCGTGAGATCAGCAAGGCGATGCGCAACCTATCGGATACAGAGCTTGCCGATTACCACGTGAATGAGCGGATTAACGACGCGGGCGTCAAGGTAGATGTGCCGCTTTGTGAGGCCGCCGTGCGCTACGCCGAGGTCGAGCTGCAAGAGATTGAGAAAATCGTCGCCGAGGTGACGCAGGGCGAGATTACAACTGTCCGCAGCCCCAAGATGCGCGAGTGGGTGTTAGAGCGCGTCGGCTCCGAGGCTAAGAAGCTGATGACCGTCTACAAGGACGGCGAGACTAAGTTCAGTATCGACAAGACCGTGCGGGCGAACCTGCTTGCCATGGACAACCCCGATGAAGTACCGCCTGATGTGGCCGATGTCATCCAATGTGCGGATGACCTGTGGGCCTCGTCGGTGGCCAAGTTCAACCGTCTCAATCAACTTGCCGATGGGGAGGATGCCCGTGTCCGAGGAGCCTTTGTTTTTGCTGGTGGAAGTGCCACCGGGCGTGCTTCAAGCTACGGAGCACAAGTCCATAACTTTACGCGTAAGTGCAGTGCCGAACCTGACGCAACCCGTCAAGCCCTGGTGCGAGGTCATAGTATCGTGCCCCGATACGGTAAGCGCGTTACGGACGTTCTTAAATCAATGCTCCGCCCGGCTCTCATCCCCGCCCGAGGTAACGTTTTCGTCGTGGCCGACTGGGCAGCGATAGAAGCCCGCGCAACGCCTTGGCTCTCCGCTGACCCGCTAGCAGAGACCGTGCTAGATGTGTTCCGCGCTGGCGGCGACATCTACAAGCGTGAAGCGGCGGGTATCTACAACACTACATGGGACGCCGTGACGGACGACCAGCGCCAGATCGGCAAGGTCGCCATCCTCTCCCTGGGCTTCGCGGGCGGCGTTGGCGCGTTCAGCGCGATGGGCCGGGCGTATGGCGTCAGCATGAGCGAGGCCGAAGCGCAGCGCATCGTGGATCGTTGGCGTCGGGCTAATCCGTGGGCCGTGCGCTACTGGCAAACGCTAGAGGACACCTACACCCGCGCCATGCGTCATGTCAACCATGAGTTCGCCGTTGGCCGCGTGGCGTATATGTTTGACGGGCAGCATCTTTGGTATGCGCTGCCGTCAGGGCGCGTGCTATGTTACCCGTTCGCCCGTTTGGAATCGGACGGTGTGAGCTATCTCAAAGCAGCATGGAAGCCTGCGCAGGACGCTAAAGAGTGGCCTCGCGCGCGGCTCTGGAAGGGGCTTGCCTGCGAGAACATCACACAGGCCACAGCCAACGACCTTCTCCGCCATAGCCTACGCGAGCTAGATAGCCAGGGCTTACAAACGGTGCTGCACGTGCATGATGAAATCGTTATTGAGTGTCCCGACGAGGCCGGCGAGGCTGTCGCAGAGATGCTAAATACCGCGATGTGTACGGCTCCCGCGTGGGCCGTAGGGTTTCCGCTCAAAACCGGCGTCAAGATTATGAGCCGATACGGTAAATAAAAAAGCCCGGCGGGTTAGGCCGGGCTTTAGTACACAACTATAGGGGTCAAAATGAAGTTCGCGGAGTATCTTAACAACACCGCCCCAGAAGGGGAAGTGATTCTTTTCGTACGCCAGGTGCCAATCGTCCGCAAGGGCGAGCATCTGAAGCACAAGGACGGCACGCCGCGCTACACGTGGCCGCCAGGTCTCTATGGCAAGTACATGCGCAACCCCGAGGGGGCGTGGTACGCCAACACCGGCTCGTTCATCGTTGACCGCATGACGGACAAGCTGTCCGCGTCGGCGCCCAACGTCGAGCGCGTGGCGTTTATGGTGCTGGATGACATCGGCACCAAGTCCAAGGTACCGCCGATCGAGCCGACATGGAAGCTCGAAACCAGCCCCGGCAACTTCCAATGGGGCTACACGTTCGGCCTTGACGATCAGCCGACCAAGGGCGAGTTCAGCGCAGCGATTAAGGCCATGGCCGAGGCGGGGTTTACCGACCCCGGTGCGGTGAATCCGGTGCGTAACTTCCGCATCGAAGGCAGCGTCAACTTGAAGGAAGGCCGCGACAACTTCGCCGCCGTACTCACCGAGTTCCATCCCGACCGCGAGTTTACTGTAACGCAGATTGTTACAGCCTGCGGCGTCACGCCCGGCGAGGTTGACACGGCGTATATACAGGGCATCGCCATCGAGGATGACGGCTTCGATAGCGTGCTGGAGTGGATACAGGAGCGCGGGCTGCTGCTCGCCAAGGCCAACCCCGAGGGCTGGTATGGCGTTGTGTGCCCGAACCATTCCGAGCACACCACAACCGACACGCAGGGGCGGTATCACCCCGTCACGCGCAGCTATACTTGCTTCCACGGCCATTGCAGCGACTGGAACAGCGAGAAGTTCTTGCGCTGGGTCGAGGCCGAGGGCGGCCCCAAGACAGGCTACGGCCTGCGTGATGACCTGTTGGCGAAGAAGATGGAGGCTGCCTTGTCGAAGATTACCCCGACCGAGGAGTTCCCCAACGCTGCCGCCGAGGTCATTGCCCAAGTCGAGCGCCGCGAGCTGGGCCGCGTTGAGAAATCCAAGTGGTATGAACGCTTTGCGTATGTTCTCAGCGATGACGCGTACTTTGACCTAGCCGAGCGCCATGAGATTGCGCGCGGGGCGTTTAACGCGCTGTATCGGCACGTCACCTGCCACAGCATCCACAATAACCGGCGCATCGAAGCGTCCGTCTGCTACGACGAGAACCGTCAGGCGATGGGCGCGCGCGTGCTTGCGGGCGTCACATTCGCTGCCGGCGAGTCCATCCTTGTCAGCCGTAACGGCGTCGTGTACGGCAACCGCTGGCGCGACGCGCGGCCTGCGGTGAGCGCGGGCGATGTGTCGCCATGGCTCGCCCACGCCGAGCGCATGATCCCAGACCCCGCCGAGCGCGAGCATGTGTTCGATGTGATGGCGTACAAGCGCCAGCACGCCAACCAGAAAATCAACCATGCCGTACTGCACGCCGGTAAGCCCGGCTCCGGTAAGGACACGCTCTGGGCACCCTTTCTCTGGTCTATCGGTGGCGACCAGCGCGTCAATGTCACGACGGTGCGTAACGAGGAGCTGAACAGCCAATGGGGTTACGCGCTGGAATCCGAGGTTATCGTCATCAACGAGCTGCGCCAGGCCGAGGCTAAAGACCGCCGCGCGCTTGAAAACAGCCTAAAGCCCGTGATCGCCGCGCCCCCTGAGCTGCTCACCGTCAACCGCAAGGGGCTGCACCCCTACGATGCGCTAAACCGCGTACTGGTGGTGTCGTTCAGCAACGAGCGCGCGGCGATTAGCCTACCGTCAGACGATCGCCGCTGGTTCGTCGTCTGGAGCGAGGCCGACCGGATGCCGCCCTCCGAGGCGCGCGCGCTCTGGAATTGGTACCACGCGGGCGGCTTCCAGACCGTCGCCGCGTGGCTCGACGCCCGCGATGTGTCGGCTTTCAACCCCGGCGCCGCGCCTCCAATGACCGAGGCCAAAATCATCATGATCGAGTCGGCGATGAGCACCGCCGAGTCGTTCCTTGTCGAGATGATCCGTCAACGCCAGGGCGACTTTGCCCGTGGCGTCATCGCTTCACCGTTCTATGTCATCTGCGACCGGCTGCAAGGCATGGCACCCTCCGGCGTTAAGGTCGTTTCAGCCGCGCTCATGCACGCGCTACGGGATGCTGGGTGGGTCGATTGTGGCCGGCTGCACTCTCGGGAGTTTCCGACCAAGAAGCATGTCTATGCTCACCCGCAATTCACTACCCTTGCACGGTCAGAGCTGCGGCGCATGGCCGAGGGCGCAGAACCCGCGTTGTCAATCGTCGGAAAATAACCAGTCAATCAGCACGGCGGCGGCGATGGTTAAGAGTAAGTAAATCACGCGGTTTGGTAGCCTGTAGTTGATTGTATCGGGCGCGGATGTGCGCCTTGTCAGTTACGAACGGGAGACGGGTTCCAGGTTGTCGCCGCGCCTCCCGCCGGGTCAGGTCGATATAGCGGCATAGCCGCCGTATCCACCATTCAGCTAGGGGCACCGTTGCCATGGGTCACTTGCTCCCCCTCGCACGGATAGCAGCGGCGAGGGTTTTCGCAGCGTACCAACCATCGCTGCCGTATGAGCACTCGGTTGCGGCGTAATCGCACACCTGCGCGCACGCCTCCCGCTCGGCTTCGATCGCTGCGGCGTATGCCGCGCACCGCTCACGCAGTTGCCGTATCTCGGCGCGGTACTCCGTTGTGGTGTGCGCCATCTTGTCCCACTCGGCATCCAGCGGGTCAGGCTCATAGTGCGCGGTCATACTGTCTCCCCCTATCTGTGTGACTTGCGCGGATAGCGGCGGCTAGCGCGGACGCGGCTCGTACCGCCTCCGCTACCGCCGACTCTAGCGCGCTAGGGTCGGCTGGCGGCTCGCAGGCCAGTATCAGGGTATCGAGCGCCTCTAGCGCGCGCTCGGCGGCGGTGTGTAGGTTACTCACGCTCGCCCTCCTCAACTAGCCGTGTAACGAACCAGAGCGCCTTACGGTAGTCCTCCAGCGCCTCGCCTTTATGCCCGGCTCTGGATAGGTACTTGAGCGATGACAGGCGCAAGTATCCCTTAAATTCTTCCGGCGTACTCTTGGCTCTCATATAGTCGATGGCTTCGATCCCGCCAACCTTGTAATGGTCGGGGTCGATGGCGTCGCCTACCGTGGACTCATCCAAGATGGCGCGCAGCTCATCCGGCGAGAGGACAGGCCTAGGCGGGGGCAGTCCCTTGTACATGGTCTCCGGGTCGAGAAACGGATCGTCTGAAGGCTTATGCATACTGTTACCCTCACATTGTTAGAGATACTCACGGCCACCGCGCCGACACGCCCAGTTAGGCGCCGGGACGCGGCGCCAGTCGTCGGCGCGTGCCTTCCGCAGCTGACGCGCTAGCCGGTACACCCACGATAGCCAGCGGGTCATACTGCTACCGCCGCGACATAGGGCGCGATGCGGAACGCATCACGAGTCGGTGTATCGTCAAGGTGCCCGGCGGCTACCGCCCATTGGCACTCCCGCAGGTGCTCCGCCAATGCAGCGTCAGCGTCGCCGTAACTGTCGAAGGTTTCGGGGTCACCGTCTAGGCTCCACACATTCTCCCAATGGTTGCCGGTAAGGGTGAGCACTTCCCATCGCTGCGCGGTCATGCCTTGTCTCCCGCGCAGTCCCAGGCGTGATAGGTGTCTATCTCGTCGTCGTCCTCGTCGTTCTCCCACGCCGCCAACACTTCATGGATAGTGAGCAGCGACAGGCCAAGAGATTCTGCAATTTCTTTCTCTTTCATGCCGTCCTCGTAATACATCGCCAAAATCTGCAGGTCTGCATCGTTCATGCCTTATCCTCCGCCTTGATATCGTCGAGCATATGCTCGGCGATCTCGTGCCAGTTAACATCCTTCAGGAAGGCACGGGCGTAGTCCGCGGCGAGACCTTGTAACTCCCCGTCCAAGGTAACCACGCTATCGGCGTACTCTTCTAACAGTTGGCCAAGCGTGTACGCGTCATCGTCGGCGACTTCAGTAGGGTACAAGTTGCGGATGTCCAAACAGTCGAATATCTCCAGCGCAACGCGCCATGTAGCGTAGTTAGTCCAGCCGTTATATCGGGTGTCGGTTGTCATGTTGTAGTGTCCTTTAGGTTAGTTAAGAGTGGGCGGCCATGGGCGCCGCCCGTGGGGTTGGATGATTAGGCGGCTTCGGCTTCGGCGATCGCGGACGGCGTGACCAGCCATGAGGGGGTATCCAACGGCTGCGGCTCGCCGCGCAGGGGCATGAGTACGCCAATGGCGTCGCCCGGCAGGATGACGCGAGCAGCTGCGTCGCCATTGTGTTGGATGGCGGGCGAGTACGCGCCGCCCAGCAGCTTGTGAACCTTGCCGAACGCGCCGATATAGTCCGCGTTAAATTGCGACACCGCGCCCGATACGGTGAGCGGCACAACCTTGCGCCAATCGGGATACTTATCGTCCATGAACGGCGAGTGCGTCAAAAAATTGCTACCGTTGTCGATTGTCGCCGTGCGTGCCGTTGCGTCAATCGTTACGGTGATAGGCC